CTCATTGATTATGGGATAAATAAGGATCTATCGATGAAGCTACGATCAAGTAAGTGCAAAGAGTGTCCTGCCAGTCCATGGCTAAACTAAATTTGAGGCTAAATGACTCTTTCGTATCTATACAAACATGGCAGATACTCCGAAAGTCCCTAAGAAACGGAAGATAGTTGTGACGGCATCCTCTGTAACCTCCACTATAGTCCCTGATGTCCCCAAGACCAAAAAGAAGGCCAAGAACGAGGTTGTAGAAGTTCCTGCATGCCCTATCTGCGCTGAACCCTATACGTCTGTTGTTCGCAAGGAGACTGAATGTGGCCAGTGTCACAAGAAGGCCTGTATTAAGTGCGTCGAGACCTATATGTGTTCCTCGATTGAGGATCCGCACTGCATGCACTGCAGAACTACCTGGACTCGAGCCTTCTTAAATACCATTTGCTCAAATACCTTTCTGAATAAGACCTACTTTGTCCATCGGCAGACGGTGCTTGTTAATCGCGAAAAGAGCTTCTTGCCGGCGTATCAGGTGGTCGCGGAGCGCGAACTCAAGGCACGAGACATGGGCAAGGAAGATACTGCTCTTATGAAGCAATACAGGGACATTGAAATTGAGATGAACAAGCGACTTACTGTGATTCAGCAGCAGCGCAGCAATCTCTATCGACGTATTAAAAATGTGCGAGAAGGACGCGATGAGAATGCCGACACGGGCACAGTCGCCAAGACGCCGGCCTCGAAGTTTGTTCGTCGTTGCACGGTGGCCGAGTGCAATGGGTTTCTTTCCAGCGCTTGGAAGTGTGGCCTCTGTCACACCTGGGCCTGTCCCGATTGCTTTGAGATCAAGGGACTCGACCGTGACGTGGTCCATACCTGCACCCCTGAAGCCCTTGCCACAGCCGCACTCATTCGCAAGGACACCAAGCCCTGCCCCTCATGTGGTGAAATGATCTCCAAAATCGATGGCTGCGATCAAATGTGGTGTATCTCCTGTCACACCCCCTTCTCCTGGACCTCAGGCCAGGCCATTACCCGAGGCATCGTGCATAATCCTCACTACTTTCAGTGGTTGGCAAAGGGCGGACAGGCGCCGCCGACCAATCCTGGCTTCATTCCTTGCGGTGGGCTTCCGAATGCCTATCATGTGCAGACAACCCTTCGAAATGCACTCAAAGAGGATCGCCGACAGATTCTAGAAATTCTTCGTATCTGCACCCACGTCATGGATGTCGAGCGTCACCGCTACGAGCGCCACCTAGATCCAATCAACAATGAGGCGGTGGGGGTTAGATTCTTACTCAAGGAGCAGTCCGAGGAGGATTGGAAGAAGCATTTGGGCAAGGCCGAACGGGACCGTCAGAAGTGCAATGAGATCCGCGATATTCTGGATGCCTTTAATGGAGCAGCCATTGATCTCTTTCGTCGCATTGATATGAGCAAGACCTATACAAAAGAGACGGCGACCGATCTGATTATGACACTTCGTGTAGAGCTTGAGGAGCTCCGCCGTTTCTCCTTTGATGCCATGTCAGAAGTGGGCAAGTTCTTCAACTGTTCGGTGCCATGGATTAATGCAAAGTGGGAGGTTGTGCATGGCACAGAACGCACTCGACGCTTAAAAGTGGAGGCAGAGCAAAAGAGGGCCAATGAATTGGCAGAACGTAGAGAGACTGCAAATGCCGCCGCTGCAGCGACTGCTGCAGTTGTAGCGGATAGATACCTAGCCACTATTGCAGCTATTGACGCAGAAAATCCTCCCGCATAATCTCATCCTTTAGCAGGGATGAACTATAATTTTATTATTATAGGCGGCGGTGCCGCAGGCCTGTATGCAGGTGTGGAGCTCTTAAAACGTGGGTCCAAACCCACTGTGTGTATTCTGGAACAATACAATTATTTAGGGGGGCGGGTTCTGACACATCACGAAACCTTCAAAGGCAGATCCATTCAATGGGAGGATGGGGCAGGGCGTATCAGTGAAAAGAATACACGTGTTCTGGGACTTGCAAAACGGTATGGTCTCAAGACCTATCCCATTGGAAATGGATCAAGTAATTGGTATGACGGACCCAATCCTTTTTTAAGTCTCATCCCGACCTATTTAGAACCCCTTCAAGATCTTCCAAAAACCCTTTTACAGACTACCACGGTAGGAGCCATTCTGAATCAGATTCATGGACCTCAAAAGGCCAATGCATTCTCACAGCATTTTCCTTATTGGGCCGAAATACATCTATTGAGAGCAGATGTTGCGCTTAATACATTTTGTAACGAATTTGGAGGAAAGGAGGAGTTTTGCGTCATTGGAGAGGGATTTCAGTCTATTACAGATGGTCTTGCAAAAGAATTCCATGATCTGGGAGGAATTGTGCAGCTGAAAACAACGGTGAAAGATGTCCAAGAAGAGACAACCTGCGTTCGAGTTCTTACACAATACGGAGAACTGAAAGGGGAGAGAGTGATTCTGGCACTGCAATCTGAGGCCTTTCGCAAGCTTCCATCGATCAAGATGCCCATTCTAAAACACTTGTCGGGCGCTCCCTTTGTGCGAATCTATGCGGTCTTTCCTGTAAAAAACAAGACCTGTTGGTTCTCGGATATGCCCTCGACAGTGGTGGCGAGTCCCATTCGATACATTATTCCCATTAATTCGGAAAAGGGCATTATCATGATCTCCTATTCAGACGGACCGTCGGCAGAACATTGGATGCATCTACAAAAAAAGGGACTCGATCATGTCAAATCAGAAGTCATGAGCCTTATACGCAAGACATTTCCTCAGAAGCGCATTCCGAATCCTCAGATCTTCAAGATGTATCCTTGGTCGAACGGCTGCACCTATTGGCTTCCAGGCCTCTATGACATCGAAAAGGAGTGCGACAAGGCATTGACCGTTTCGGATCGCATTTATGCCTGTGGAGAGAGCTTGTCTGTCAAACAGGGATGGGTAGATTCAGCTCTAGAATCAGCATCAGAAATGTTGAAAAAGATTAAAACTTAGTAAGAGCGTCTATAAACGCTTTCGGGTAGGTTGTGAGTCTGTGACTCACAACCTAGATAAAGCGTCTATAAACGCTTTCGGGAAAGAAGGTGAGGTCGTATTCAGCCACCGAGTCATCGGCTTATGCCAAAAAGGGTGATACAGGATGATTCCCTTTGGATTCATAATAGCCCCCATAACACTGAAAGAACTGTGACTCATTACGAAAACATCTCCCGTTTGCAGAGCTCTTACACTGGTCCATGGTTCTTCATTATTATGCAGAATCACATTGGGCAATTCAAACTCTTCCAGTCGATAATCAGATGGTTTCAAGACAAGGTCTGTCTTGATACGATCCCCCACTCCATGATGCTCTGAAGTCAGCACAATCTCCTGTAAAGGAGCCTCTGTGTGAATATGAATTGTATGAGTCTTGCCTAGCTGCGGCACCACCTTATTAAAGAAATGAATAAGACCCAAATAATAGGAATTAGGCAACATTCTCCACTGTTCGCCTACCAATAGATCCCCACGACGCATATGGATCTGAATGTTTAAATGATCTTTACTAGTCGTTCTCAGTTGAGCGGGGCATAACTCAATTGCATAGCGATACAGATCAGGATCTGTTTCAATAATGGGGCGACACAAACCCACCTTGGCAAATACATCCTCCTTCTCGGCCTCTCGCATAAGACTTAGCAACTTGGGAACATCCAAATCCCCTGATACAACTACAGTCCTCGCCCCTGGAGGAACCTCTGAAAAGTGTTCATTGGGCTGCAGTAGAGAGTTGAATCCCTCTTCAAACGCAGGATCAGTCCCTTGATTGGCCTGAATATGGACAAGCCCCTTGCAACAGATATAGGTAATGGGCTGATGGACATAACGAACGCTATATCGCCGCGCAATACAGTAAATAGCACAGATTCGATGCAGCTGAGCACACCCTCCATCACTGGGTCCATTGTTATATCCAATGTAGAGAACCATTCTTGAGAGAAAGAGGAATGCGCCTTTATATTAACCCATGGTAGATGGGATTCACATTTGACGCGCATATGATTCTGGCCCTTCTTCATATCCTTTTCGTCGCTCCCCTGTTTTTTGCAATTGCTTTTTTCCGTTCTACCCTGTCCGTCTGGGCCTTTCGAGCCCTCTTTGGTCTAGGCCTCTTTGTTCTCTTGTATCATAGCTACAAGTTCTTTCTGAAACTATCCAAGAATTCATCCGGTGCATGGGTCAATGCTATTCATGTTCTGTTAGTCGCTCCCCTACTCATCTATATCGGCTTGGAACAAAAAGAAGCAAAACGGGCCGCCTATGAGATATCCATTATGGTAGGATTTGCTGTTCTAGGCTATCATTTATATTCGCTAGTGCAGCAGCTCAACACGATTCATGTTGACTAGCTAAACTGTTCCATAAGAACATGTCGTGTATCCGTGACAGGGAGGCTCACACAGCCAATACTATGATAATAGAAGCCACCCAAGCTAGGGAACGTAGCTCTGCAAGTTTTACAGGAGATCTCCTCTCCTGTTCGATCAAGAAGTGAATTTGTCTCCTTTGAGACATGGATCCGCATAAAGTGAGTTCGACAATTTCCCCGATTGGAACTGCTAAACTCACAGGTCTCATGCGGACATTCAAACTCATCCTTCTCTTTTATGGAAGGATGGGCGCCTTTGCCTGAAAAGTTCTCGAGATGTTTCTCTAGAGTTTGCTTCTGGAGAAAGATCTTATCGCAGAACTTGCACTTGTTCTGCCGAGTATCATCGTGTTTGTTCAAGTGCATGCAGAGAGTGCTCGATTTAGCCGTCGTATAATCACACTCGGGGCACATATAGAGTCCCTCTTCATTCTTGAGATACTTGCGCTTTCCTGGCATACTGGATATAGACTCTACAGTTACTAATTGCTAGACCCTTAGGCTCTTCAATTTTTTTTACGGCTTAAAGCATAACTATTTTCGTTGCATAAAATAGAACAAATGACAGATATCAAGACAGTTGGTTCCAAGGCGGAAGTTTTTCACGGCTCGGCGAAGCACACAAGCGGCGGTCTTCACAAGAAGGATTTAATGAAACACAAGGGGCGCATTGTGAGCCGCAAGAAGCACGCTGCGGGAAAGAAGGCCATTCAGCGCCTCTTCAAGTTGGGCTACAAGCCCACTAAGGGCACCTTCAAGGCGATGAAGAAGGGCGTTGGAAAGACCCGGCGTTCTCGTGGTGGCGCTAATACCATGAGTGGCACGGCCAGCGGCACTATGGCAGCCTTTACGGGAATGGGAATTGGATCTCCTGCAGCAGGGTTCATGGGCTCTAAGTAAATTGCTGAGAAAGCCACTGAAAGAGCTCCGACATCTGCTTCCTTGTAAGAGACTCTTCGCCAATGGTAGTATCCGGATCATACCAATACAAGGCCCCTTCTAAACCTGTCTCCCCCACTTTCGTCCAAGCCAATCCTGCCTTGGCTACTCGAAGTTCCTGTAGGATCTCGCGGAGTTCCTTCTGCGTATAAGTCTTCTTATATACAGCAACAATGGCTTTCAAAACAGTATCCGTATAGGTGTTTGTAATATCATCTATAGGGGCAAAAAAGATAGCATCGTAGGGCTGGACATTTCGAAGGGGCGTTGCCACCATATGCACAAATGTGATGTTCTTCGTTAGTTTAAGCCAAACTGCATCAGGAATGGGAATGTCTTCGGCAATAACCAGAACATCCTTGGGGGCATGAAGAATATAGGTCAGAGCCAGGGACCAGTCGGCCCCTTCTCGCATTTGAAAGGTGGCATCGTAATGAAACGGCAGAACCTTGTTGAACGAAAAGGGTGTATTGGTCAAAAGGACTTTGCGTTTAAAGGGGGCTCTCAGAGCCTGAATATTGTCCATGAGGGGCGGAAGTTTTCCCTTGACAAAGGGTCCTTGGCACAAGATTTTGCAGCCGTGTAAATTGGTTTGAAAAGCGTCTAGATGGACAGTATCCGACATTCTAGAAGGGATTCCTTATTCTCCATTTAAGCTTTAGAGATGATCCCATCTGTGCGTAAAATGCTCTTTGCTATGATCCTATTCGTCGTAGTAGATTTGGTCTGGCTTCTAACGGCAGGCCGCTATGCATTGGCCATGACGGAGCGCATTCAGGGATCACCTGTGACCTTCCGACTCGTAGCCGCTATTCCTGTGTATATTGCGCTCGCCTATTTGATCTACCAGGTAAATTCTGCACAGGAGGCAGCCCTCATGGGTGCCGCTACGTATGCCATTTATGACTTTACCAGTTTGACTATTCTGAAAAAATACGAGCTAGGAATGGCGGTGGCTGATTCATTGTGGGGCGGCGCTCTCTTTGCAATTGTTTTCACTCTCATCAAGAAGCTTGGCGTATAGGCGGACTCGCTAATATCGCAATAGGATAGGATTCGACCCAATGCTGAATCACCATTCCATCATCCTCTTCACCAAGTACTTGTCGCCATTCTTGGCGACGGGCCCACCAATCTGTGCCCCACTTGCGATTCCCATAGGCAGCCCATTCATTTGCTGCTTCCAAGCTCACATAATCTCCATGGCTCTCGAGTCCCGTCTCTATACACTTCCATACAACACGATAGAGTGATGACATTCTACCCTGTCCGTTGATCATTTATTTCTTCAAATTTTTCTTGAAAGCTTTCTTCGCATCCAACCCTGCCTTATACAGGGCCGCTGCATCTGCATCGGTAAGCCCCTCCACCTTAATATCTTTAGGAAGAGACGCAAAGAGTCTGTTCTTCAAGGTTGTCTTATAGATATAGGGCCCATAGGCGCCCGTTCGGATCTCATATTCCTTAAAGGTCTTGAGAATGCCTGAGGGCGCATCCTTCTTGGCTTCGAGTTTCTCCACAATAGTCTCTAAGGTGTCCAAGGGTCCTATCGACAAGTTCTGAGAGCCCACTTTGACATAGGATCCAAACTTTCCTGTGCGCCGAACTACATCCTGTCCGTTCCATTGGCCCAGCACCTCCCCTTCAGCCACCTCTTTTGCCTTGCTCATATGAGCTCTAGCCAGTTCTTCGGTTATAGCATCAAAGAGGATGCCTGTGGGCCACCCATGAAAGACAGTCTCTTCCTTGGTGGCGCCCTCAGTTAGCAATAGAGGTCCCTTCTTGGACATAACCGCCTTCAGACCTCCACTAAACACCTTGAGCTTTGGATTGGCCCCTTCTTTGCTTGGTGCCTTGATCATTGTTGCATACTTGTCCTTATAGGTGGCCCACGTATCCCGCAGAACCTGCTTCCATGCCTCCTGACCCTTCTCCACAAGATCGAGTCGGTGTTCCATCTGGCCTGTGAATTTATAGTCAAACAGGTGACCAAAGTGGGTTTCCAGAAAGGCTAGACACTGAAGCCCCAGATCCGTTGGCACCAGCTTCTGCTTCTCGGCGCCCAAGACCTTCTTAGAGACCTTCACACTCAAAGGCGTCTTAGCATCTGTCAAGGTATAGGTCTTCAGATCTACTGATACACCTGGCAGATTCTTGAGCTCGGCATAGCCACGATCTTGGACGGCAGCCAAGAGGGACGAAAAGGTGCTGGGGCGACCGATGCCGTGGCTCTCCAGATCTCGGACCAAAGTTGCCTCCGAGAATCGCCCAGGGGCCTTTGTCTCATGGGGCTGGGCTGTCAGCTGCTTCCACTGCACCTTTGTGCCAGGCACAAGAGCTGCACCCTTGGACCACGCCGCCGCTTCGCTCTCATCCTCTTCGTCCCCCTCCTCTTCCAAGGCCGCCACGCGCCCAACAATCTGAAAGCCAGGGAAGGTTGTGCGCTTCCAGCCGGCGGTCCAAGGAAGCCGCTCATCCTCCGCCTCGCCATCACAGTGAAATACTACTTTGCAGTTCTCTCCAACGGCCTTGGCCATGACGGATTGCAAAGCACGTTGTCGAATGAGTCCATACAATTTTGAGCCATCGCCATTGACTGTTTCAACATCCAGATGGGTGGGTCGAATGGCCTCATGCGCCTCCTGAGCCTTCACATCACCCTCTTTTGCATCACTCTTCTTGGCCTTACCCTTTGTCTTGACCTCTTCAGCCTTCTTCTCGGGCCCCAGATACGTTGCACCCCACTTGGCTTCAACGACCTCTCGAGCCTCCTTGACCGCCTCCTCAGACAATACCGCCTTATCTGTTCTCATATAGGTGATATGCCCCGCCTCATACAACTTTTGAGCAATCTGCATGGTTCCTTTAGGACTCAGGCCAAACAGGGCTGAGGCCTGTTGCTGGAGCGTGGAGGTGATTAAAGGCTCGGGAGGACTTAAAGACCAGGGCCGCACCACATTACTGATCACCGTTGCACCCTTTCCGTCCCTGCGAATATCCAGGTAATTCGTGGCAGAGGCCTCATCCTCCAGCTCATCCTCGAGCTGAGCCTGAAATGCCACGGGAGGACTTAAAGACCCGATCCAGTCCCCGCTGATCTTCCAACTGCTCGAGGGCTTAAAGCTTTTAATGGCCCTCTCCTTTTCCACGAGGAGCTTGAGGGCAGGCGTCTGACAACGGCCGGCCGATAGACCTCGGGCCACCTGGGTCCAGAGAATGGGACTCAAGGTGAATCCGATGAGCATGTCCAGCATGGAGCGCGCCTGTTGGGCCCAGATGCGATCCATATTGAGCGTTCGAGGCTCAGCAACAGCCTTCAGAATAGCATCCTTGGTGATTTCATGAAAGACAATGCGAGGGGTGGTGGCCAAGGGAAGCTTCAGAAGGAGAGCCACCGAATAGGCAATGGCCTCCCCCTCTCGGTCATCGTCGGCAGCCAGATACACCGTGGTTTTTCCCTTTGCGGCTTCCTTCAGATCCTTCTGCACCTTGGACTTCTCCTTGATAAATTCAAAGCGGGGTTCAAAATCGGTGGTCAAACCGACTGCATCCAGCGATTCCTCGAGGGCTCGAATATGCCCCATAGAGGCTACCACCTCAAATTCGGGTCCCAAGAATCCCTGAATTTTATTGCATTTAGCGGGTGATTCGACGATTACAAGTTTCATTTTATTGCTTATAAATCAAGGGATTAAAGGATCAAATTTTGAACCCTGTAAAGGTAGGGAATGAACTACCAGACATCGATACCGCAATCATCGCTCCAAGGATCCTTGTTTGAACTCGTGGCAAGAGGACGGAAAGATGCCTATTTTTCTATTGACAAGGGATCGTCAGATAATCTGTTTGAGACCAAATACAATCCTACCACTCCGTTCTTGCAAGAACGCAGAACTACCGTGCCTCTGAATGCCCCTCAGTTCGGCAATACCTTTGAAATTGAAATTGACAAGTTTGGAGATATTATGACCGAATGCAATCTGCTTATCGATCTGCCAACCTGGCTCCCTCAGCTTCCGATGGTCTCGGGTGGAACCACTTTGCCGCCTCAAGAGGCCAATTCCACTTATTGGATTAAGGATGTATCAGGCTTCAGTTACGGCTATTGTGATTATATTGGTAATTTTCTTTTTGAGAAGATCCAGTTCTATCAGGATCAGGCCCTCATTCAAGAATGGTCGGGGGATCTATTGTTTGGCTTAGGCTGCACAGAAGGATCCTGGAACAGTTCCTATTTGGATTCACAGCAACTGGGAGGGGTTTTAGTCAATGGAAATCCTCTCAGAACCATTGCCTTTCGGGCCACCCCTGGCCTACTCCGACTTGCCCTCCCCCTTCCAGGCCTCCAGACACCAGGAGATGGCGGATTTCCTCTATGCTGTCTCCCTGTGCAGAACTACCGATTCCGCATCAAGCTTCGCAAGTTCGAGGATCTCATTTCATCGGACTCCCTTCAGACAAAGCCCAATCCCTTCTTAACCACCTATGAATATACATTTCCGACAGGTCAGACTCAACGGGTCCAACCGATTGCTAGGGAGGCCCTGGGACAACCCACCATTGTCCTGGAAACCGTGCAGGCCTACATCGACCCCGATGTAAGAGCGCAGCTCCAGACGATGAAGCACTCCATCCCTTTCCGTCGTCCTTTTGAGAATGTCTTTACCTTTGGACCCGCCGATTTTGCAGCACTGGATGTGAGCAGCATTGCAGCCTCCACCAGGCGTTTGGATGCCTGCCATCCTGTGGAACGCCTCTTAGTGTTCTTTAGAACGGCCAATGCTCTGGATCAGAATCGCTATACGGATTTTGTAAATCCCCTGTCACCTGATGGACAGTTCTACAATGCTATGAAACTCATCATTGCAGGGAGAGATCGAGAATATGAATTTTCATCCCTTGTTTGGCAGGATATTCAGGCCTATGCAAAAGATGAGATTGATTCAGGCTATACATTTAGTGAAATGCGATGGAACTTGGGAGACATGTATTCCATGGCGAGACCCTATTCCAGAGTGCCAAATGGTTCTATTAATTTTACAACGGCGGACAGGCCAACTTTGTATTTTCAGTTGAACAATGTGCCGAATCAGACAATCTCAGGTCAGCGAAAGGTTGAACTGAGGGTGTTTATGGAAGGCTGGAATGTCTATGAAATTGAACAAGGACGAGGGCGACTTCTATTTGCCAATTAGACCGATGCAGAATTTAATTGAGCATAATTCCACCACTTTGTGGTGGAATTAGCCTATTAAAGTCCATATCAGTCGGCGGCTCGTGCGGATTTATAATCCGCACGGGTCTAAAGAGAATTAATCCATGAGCAAACTGTTTGTGTATTTGACTGTGTATAGAGCGGCTGTGCCTTGCCCTTTACAATAGCTAACCAAGATGGAATAGAAGAACCACCACAATACCCCAAACTATAATCATTTACATCTACATCACACAGATACCACTGGATTCCAGGGCGAGTATTAACAATCTGATGGAGATTTAAACGATTGCAGGGGCCACACCACTTGGCCGTAAAATACACTATTGCAAGAGGGCTTGGATCATTAAACTGGAGTAGGGTCTCGAGAGTGTCCTGGCTGAGGGGGGTCATCAGTTTCTTCACTTCCATGTTGTCCAGCTGCTTTTGACTGTTGTTCTGGTTTTGCATTCTGTCTGAGGCGCCGTAAAGAAACAATTATACTGGACACGATTACTAAACCAATGGTTATGAAAAAGAAGAGAGGAAGATATGAACTATTCTCTAAGAGAGCTCCGCCTCCTTGTGCTATTGTTGTTGCTGTTGCTGTTGCACCAGCTGTTGCTGTTGCTTTCGCAGCTGCCGCCTCTGCTGCTGTCAGTCCTTCCCCAACCTTACAGTCCTTATCATGGGGTTTTGATTCTAATGCGATTTTAGCTTTCTGTAACTCTTTGACATCCATGGGAGGATTTCCTGCATGAGCCGCCAATCGATCAAATGCGATTCCTGCTGCTTCAGCATCTACTGTGACCATATCATAGGCTTCCATAAGGCTCTTAATGAGTTTATCTACTATGAGTTTAATGAGGGGTCCTAGACCTGGAATAATACCTACAATACCTGATACGGTTTGTAAGAGAAAGATAAAAAATGATGCAAAGAAACTCGGGCATTCGGGTCCTGTTCCTTTTGCAGCTCCAAAATAGGCATAGTTTTGGTTCAGACACGTGCTTGTATCAAACACATAGTAATACAAATTTCTAACCCACCAGATAATTGCAATAGGTGCCCCAATAAAACTGATCATACAAATCAAACGAATAACTCCATTAAAAAAATGGCCCGTCAAGAAAGAGTCGCCACCAAACACTCCTAAAAATCCCAGAACAAGTCCATAGATCAAAAAGTTTAGATGCTTGGCGAGGGCAGGATCCGAGGAGGGATTCTTATCATCCCGAAATCGAGATCCTGCAACACCCATAACGCCTAGAACCGGGGCTGTAGGCCCATAGAGACGAACCTCATCTTGTCCTACAACAGCATGTAATGCATCATAAAACCACCAGTAACCAAATGTGCTTAAATTAAAAATAAATTTAGCAAAAGCGCCTATAGGGCTTCCCAAATATAAATAGTCAAGACCAAAGAATCCACCGCCAATTGCTAATGCTAAATACCAATTATAATCTAGATTTTGAACTTTCCACCGATTCAAGGTGGAGGGTCTTACTAGATTCTTTATTAGGTCCATCGCCACTCTACCTAAATCACATCCATTAATCTCCAAAGTTTGGACGAATGTGGTTGTTTAACAAATCGTAAGAGTCCATCATTTATATTGTGAAGAGCACACCGCCAAAACCATTTACCACACGGAATACATTGTAGTTGAGTCCATAGATGCGAATTGTGCAAGGGCCTCTGACAGATGTCTGAGGATTTGCTGTAGCAGGGGTATTCAAAATAGGGTTCATTGTAATCTGCCAATTGACAGAATCAATCCTTGATGCATTGAGTGTTCCTGATGGTTGAGCATCTTCAGGTCTCAAGGCTAAACTATAGCAATAGATATATTGTTGCACCGGAGTTGTTGTATGATGATCATAGGGCTGTAGCAGACGGAAATAGGGGGCATCGCGCACTTGGAATCGATCATATCCATCTAGTTGTAGTAGAGCTGTGGCAATTAAATCTGTTCGGGTCTGTCCTGGAAGCAAATACTGCCCAATTGCAGATACATCAAGTCGTTCATTAGTGGCCAAACTACTGAAATTGAATGGCTCATTGACTTGGTCCATAAAGTCCCGTTGGCAGACAAAGATAAATTCTTTAATGGGATGATTGAAATCCGTCTGAATATTGACCTGGCTCTGAAAAGGGGTTACGGAAATCAGAGGTGTGTATTGAATTTGCTCAATCAAGTATTCATGGCTCTTGGCTACAAAGCGACGACGCTCCTCTACATCCAGATAGACATAGTCACCCCACAACATCATACTCGTGATATTAACAGGATTAATATAGGATGTAGTGCATTTAGGATTCGTTGCCAGATTTGCATTATAAAAGAGATTATTGAGGGGGGCAATGGTGATATTGATGCGAATGGGGTGATATTGAAGAGCGAGGAGAGGCAGATATAATCCAGGATTGCGGCAGAAATAGAACTGAAGAGGCACATATAATTGGAGACCAGGACTCAAAGGTCCTGGTATGTTATAGGGGGGTGTATAGACACTTGAAACTGTGCCAATCATATTGTTTAAGGCATCCTGTTGTGAGGAAGGTGTAGTGAGCTGCTCCCAAATCTGCATCCATTCACCGGTCTGTCGATCAATCTCCTGTTCGCCGACTTCAAAGGTAATTTCTTGAATAAGGGCATTGCCAATCCCATTTACATAGGACACGGGCAGATTGGAAGAGGTATCTACCAGCTGAGGGAGAAGAACTTCTAAATAGATCTTGCCGAGAAGATCACCACGGCGAGGGATTAGACATGAGATACGCTGTCCAAAATTGGCCGTGCCATCAAAATACATGGGCTGACTTTCAATTGCAAAATTCGTGTAGCGCCGATACACCATTTTAAAAAATGAGATTTGGGGATTCCCTGTTAAAAATACATCCTGCTTTCCGTTGGCTACGAGCTGCAATAAACCTCCTCCCGCAGGCATTCCTGTTATACCATTAAGAATCTATTTATACTCCCTCCATGCACAAATAGATTCTTTACCATTAAATCCACCCTTCCGGTTGATAGGCCGGAAATGCTCACATTATCTACCATTCAGCATGTTTAATTCAATGATTAAACATGTGCTAAACAGTAGGATGTCGTATAAGACAAGTGACGTTTTTCGGACAGCATTTCTTACTGTCGATGGAACTCTCGATACAAATAATTCCCAGATATATTTCCGTCCGTTACAAAATCCAAAGCAACCCGTATCGGGCCATTTCTATTCGTTGTCCCCTGCTCAATCGACGGATCCTACGATTCGAATCAATCAATGGTCTTCCAATGGCACTCTTATTGATTATGGCTTCTTGTATGATACCCAATTTAATACACTACCGCCAGGATCCCTTCTGATAGTTGCAGGAGGTATTGGCACACCCATACTGGAGTATTCAACAGATGGAATCACATGGTTGGCCTCTAACAATGGATCTATCATCTTTAGTGGCGGAACCTGTAATACCATTGCCTGGAACGGATTTACATGGGTCGCGGGAGGCAGCAGTGGTGCTGCATCCAAATTAGCCTATAGCAGTAATGGTATTTTTTGGAATAGATCTATATCAGGAACATCATTGCTAACAAATGGCTGCAATACTCTTGTAACAAATGGATCTTTGTGGGTCGCGGGAGGGGCAGGAGCCAATCGTGTTATATATGGATATGATGGAATTAACTGGTATCCGTCTATTACTGCCAATAATTTACAAAAGACATCCTGTTTAGCGGCGGCTTGGAACGGATCTGTGTGGATCTTAGGGGGATCTGTGGATACTTCGGGATCCTACAGTTTAATTTATAGTAACGATGGTATTTCCTGGTTTGAATCTAATAATGGAAACACCCTGTTTGCAACTTGCAAAGCTCTTGCATGGAATGGCTCCATTTGGCTAGCAGGAGGAACTCCAGCCACTGGAAAAACTAATACACTCGCCTATAGTTATGATGGTGTAGATTGGAAAACAGTATCCACTACAACAAATTTACGAACTTCTTGCAATGCCGTGGCCTGGAGTGGTGCTCAATGGACTGCAGGAGGCACTGATCCATCCAATAATACACTTATATATAGTGCAGATGGAATCACATGGTCAAATGCAACGGATGCTTCAGGCTTCTTTACATCTTGTAATTCAATAACCTGGACAGGCACTCTATGGATTGCAGGAGGAGCAGGAGGAACTGATTCATTTTTAAATAGCTATGATGGGATTAACTGGAACCCTATTCTAACAGCGGAGGCCCTTCTAACAACCTGTAATACGGTAGTAGTGAATAAGATTTTACCGAACGCCCCTATTACACAACATATTAATACCGTTATTCCCTCCACCCCTCTCATGCTTCTGGGAGGGGCAAAAGTAGGGGGTCTAGGATCTATTCTATCTAGCAGCGCCGATGGAATCACATGGTCACCCAATCAATCGGCTAATTTAATCTTTACAGGATCCACGTGTCAAGCCCTTGGATGGGATGGAGATCAGTGGATCGCAGGATTTAGCGGAGGGACAGCCTATCTTGGAAACAGTTATGATGGAATCACATGGAATGCAAATGCATCGGCTTCCACCCTTTTAACACGTGGTTGCTATTCACTTGCTGCAAATGGACTTCTATGGCTAGCAGGAGGCGCAGGAACAAATCGTTTAATCTATAGCACTGATGGCTATACATGGTCAGCCTCTACTCAAGGTAATGCAGCCTTTGTTGATTCTAGTTGCTTGACCATTGCCTATAATGGATCTTTATGGGTTGCAGGATCTAATTCTTCCAGTAATCGTTTAGCGTTCAGCACAGATGGTTCTACTACATGGACCCCTAGCACTTCTGCCAATACACTCTTTCCGTCCTCTTGTAATAGCATCGCCTGGAATGGACTTCTATGGGTTGCTGTAGGAGACACAATCGCCTATTCATCCGATGGAAATACATGGACTAGCGCTGCCACAATCCCTCCTGCAACCGTCTGGTCTTCAGTGGCCTGGAATGGACTTGTCTGGGTTGTAGGAGGCACAGGCACAAATCCCTTGGCCTATAGTTATGACGGAAATGTGTGGTTAGCCAGTGCCAATGGCTCCACTATATTTACGACTAACTGCACATCAGTAACATGGAGTGGAAATCTGTTCGTATGGGTTGCCGCAGGAAATGGCACAAATACCGCCGCCTACAGTTTCAATGGTATTACATGGATTCCTTCATATAACAGCACAAGTGTAATGCAACAATCTAATACAGTTGCGATTAATCGCCTATTAGTCAATGCAGGAATCACGTATCCCCCTCCTGTATTAAATCCAAGTCCTACAACAGCAGGTCAAGCCGTCTATTCAATGGGATTTAATAATCTAAATGTGAGTTCTGCACTCACCATTAGCGACCTTTCAGGAGCTATTGGAATCAACCGAAGTCCTGGAGCGTATGTGGATCAAACAGGGAGAACAGTTGCACCGAATATTGATATATCAGGTCAAGGTATCTATGCTACTACAGATGCGAATGGAACCTTTCCTGGACTCTGCCTAACAAATACAAATTCTGCAGGGACATCAACAAGTGGCTATGCAGGTCGCATTTTAATGCAAAATACATCGAGTAACTGGGGATGGTCAATTGATTCACTCTGGGGACCTAATTCTGGAGTTAGTATTGATAGAAGTTTGCAAATTGTTCAGTGGCTAAATGGGCAATCAAATGTTGCAATGGATTTTAATGAAGAGGGATATATAGGAGTTAAATGTATTCCTAATGTCCCCCCTGCATTAACCACATTTACAATGGATATAAGTGGATCCATGCGGGTTCGCGATAAACTTTTTGTTACAAATAGTAGTCAGTTAAGGGATATATCTGCTAATACTATTGCAACAACTAGCTCCATTACATCTTCTTTGACACTATCAAATCGTGGTATTATCGATGCCTCTATAAATATTCTTGATGGAAGTAATAATACTAGAAATTGGACAGCAGTATATCCTATCAGTGGCACAGCAAGAAACTATTCAACCTTTTTAGTAAGCGTAAATGCTGTTTTTGATGCTTCCAATGTAAGTCCATTATTGACTTCTATTCTAGACATATCCGTTAATGGTATAACAAAATATTTTCTTGCTGGAACTGCAGATACATCAGGTATTCCATTTATAAATAAACTATATCCTATAAATTTTACATTTATAGTAAATCCAATTGCAAATACTATTACTGTATCAGGAAATGCATCAAGCGGAGGCTTTGTAAATAGAAATGGAACAAACTATTTAACTACAGTTGATATTCTGGGACTCACATGAGACTTATTCCATTGTTTTATCACCCTCTTATCTATTAGAATGGCGAATCGAAAAACGCAGGATATTGATTATTTAACAGTCAGGAATATTACGGCAGTAAATCCTGCTACAAATATGCCTCCGACTAATAATTTTATATTAGCTATTGGATCTGGAGGAGAGGCAACCTGGGTCAATGCAGTTTTAAATCTTGCAACGTATGGATTTAACAGTCAAACGGGCCCTACTGGCTATACAGGGCCCATAGGAACAGGACCTACAGGAATAACTGGTCCAACTGGAAACACAGGCCCTACAGGCCCAATAGGGACAGGCCCTACAGGCTGCACAGGTATGACAGGTCCTACAGGGGCGACAACAGGTCCCACAGGTCCTTTAGGAACAGGCCCTACAGGTATGACAGGTCCTGCAGGGGCAACGACAGGTCCTACTGGCCAAACAGGTCCAATCGGTAATACAGGTCCAACGGGCATGACAGGGCCAGCAGGAACTATGACAGGTCCTACAGGTGCCACAGGGGCTACAGGGGCTACAGGGGCCACAGGAATTACAGGTCCTACAGGTCGAACAGGTCCCTCAGGTAATACAGGTCCAACTGGCAATACAGGACCCACAGGTCGAACAGGTCCTACAGGGCGCACGGGCCCTACAGGTGCAACAGGTGCAACTGGATCAACAGGTCCCTTAGGAACGGGTGATACAGGTGCTACAGGTGTAACGGGCAATACAGGCCCTACTGGAAATACAGGACCTACTGGATTCACTGGCCCTACTGGCAATCCAGGGCCAACCGGTGTTACTGGACCAACAGGTCCGACGGGTAATACAGGGCCGATTGGCACAGGTCCAACAGGCCCTACGGGTGTAACAGGCCCAATAGGTGTAACAGGTAATACTGGGCCTTATGGCACAGGCCCAATAGGTCCCACAGGTGTAACGGGATATATTGGCCCTACAGGTCCAGCAGGGCCTCAAGGAGTGGCTGGTTCTGCTGTCAATACAGGTGCAACGGGCCCTATGGGCTCTTTTCCAGTTACTGGGGTTATATGGGGAGATTATATGTATTGGGGAACCAGTGGTTGGACACGAGGAACTTCTAATATTATAATAGGAGAGAAAGCTGGTCAATTGACACAAGGAACAAATGCAGTCGCAGTAGGATATGAGGCAGGATATTCCAGTCAAGGAAATTATGCTGTTGCAATTGGGTATGATGCAGGAAAATTTACTGAAAAGGATAATTCAGTTGCTATAGGTAATAATGCAGGATATAATCAACTTGGTCTATCAAGTGTTGGAATTGGCTATAATGCTGGATATCAGCTAGCAGGTGATTATTCAGTTTCAATAGGCACAAATGCAGGTTATACACGAATGGGGCAAAGTTCAATTGCAATTGGAGCCTATGCTAATTGGAATTCTGCATCAGCTGCAGCAAAAAACAATACAATCGTATTAAATGCATTAGGTTCTGAGTTAAACCCCGCTGCTACAAATACATTTACAGTAGCCCCTGTTCGTAACTCTCAAGGCACTACTCCAGGCGATATTGCCAATATCATGTTCTATAATTCAAATACATTTGAAGCATCCTATACTTCTATTACAAATACAGGACTTGTAAGTGTGCAGGGGCAGTCATTGGGCGGTGATTTTATTAATTGGAATGCAGCTACAAGTGCTTGGCAAGTTGTGCGTGCAGGGCAATTTGGTCCAAATCCTGGCGCCTCTTTTGGAGCCTATTTATATTGGAATAATAGCTCACAACAATGGACATATGGTAATTCAAATATATTAATAGGTTCCGCAGCAGGTCAAACTACTCAAGGGACCTATGCGGTTGCAATTGGAAATAATGCAGGAAGTGTTAATCAAGGAACTAATGCAGTGTCTATTGGAAATGCAGCGGGACAAAATAATCAAGGCACAGGATCTATTGCAATTGGTGGAAATGCAGGACAGAACAATTTAGGTCAGAACTCAATTGCAATTGGATCGAATGCAAATCCAAATGGATTATTTAATAATACAATTGTGTTCAATGCAAATGGGACTACCATTGATCCTAATACTGGGTCGGCCTTCTATGTAACACCTATTCGTAATGCGGCATCTGGTAATACGATTAGCAGAGATGTCAGTAATATTCTGTTCTATAATCCTGCTACAGCAGAAGTCACATATGGTTCTGCTGTGACCTATGGACCAACTGGTTACACGGGCCCTGCTGGATATGTTGGTCGTGATGGAACAGCAGGACCAACAGGAGCAACAGGAGCAACAGGAGCAACAGGAGCAACAGGA